GGGCTGGACAAGATCAGCGAGCAACTGACCGCGCTCGAGGGACTCCAGAAGTCCAGCGTCACGATGCTGACCCACATGAACGAACGAGCATGGCGCGAGAGCCTGAACCGGGAGAGGCAATGACACTCACGTTCGGCAGCCTGTTCGCAGGCGTCGGCGGTGCTGACCTCGGAATGGAACAGGCAGGGTTTGAGTGCGTGTTCCAGGTGGAATGGGACAAGCATTGCCAGTCCATCCTTCGACGGCATTGGCCCGACGTACCCAAGTGGGGCGACGTGTGCGAAGTGTCCGGCCATGACCTGCCCGAGGCAGACGTGATCTTCTTCGGCTCCCCCTGTCAAGACCTGTCCGTCGCCGGTAAACGAGCTGGGCTAGACGGCGGTCGTAGTTCCATGTTCTTTGAGGCAACCCGAATCATCAAGGAGATGAGAGATGCAAGTGCATCCCGACCAACTGGCCCTGTTCCTCGAGCCGTCATCTGGGAGAACGTCCCCGGCGCACTCTCCAGCAACGACGGCGAAGACTTTCAAGCCGTCCTCGAAGCGTTGGGGGACATCGGGGCGGTGGACATCCAATGGTCTGTGCTGGACGCACAACACTTCGGAGTTCCCCAGCGACGGAGGCGCATCTTCCTCGTCGCTATCTTCGATCCTGCAACCGCCGACCGATGTGACGGTCCGCTACTACCTGTCTGCGAAGGCCGCCCAAGGGATTTTGCGAAGGGCCGAGCGAAGGGGGAAGGTGCTACCGGAGGTGCTGAGGCAAGCCCTGATGGAAGTGGCGAAGGGTATCGAATGCTCGGATTCGGCCACTACACCGCCGACGACACCGCCTCTGCCCTAAAGCAACGCGACTACAAAGACGCGACAGACTTGGCTGTCATCCCGTTCGTGAAAGCGAAACGTGCGATGAGCAACACCGACGACGACCGTTGGGAAGCCACCGAAACCGCACCAACCCTCAACGCTTTCGACAACGGTGGCGAATCACGGGCCACCGTGCTGATGCCGTTGATCTTTGACGGCACCCGGCACGACGACTTCCGTATGGACACCGAAATTGTCCCGACCCTGAAGCAGCGCATGGGGACCGGCGGTGGGCAGGTGCCGATGGTGGCCGAGCCTGTCAGCGCGTCATTCAAGCCAGGAGCATCAGCGAATGCCTATGGCATCGGATACGAAGAAGAGATCGCCCCAACCCTCGAAGGCGGTGGTGGTGGCAACAACAAACCCGCTGTCATCCAGCCTGTCACCGTGTTCCAGCCAGGGACAATGGTTCGGCTCGGCGGTGGTGTCTGGCAGGATCAAGTGCCGACGCTACGGGCCGAGGCCAAGCGCGGGGACAACGAACCTCACATCGCCCAGCCATACTGGTTTGACACGCAGTTCGGGTCCAACGCGAACGTGTTCGTAGATCAGTCGCCAACCCTGAAGGCATCCCAGCAGTCTCCGTCCATCGCCACCACGATGGCAGTACGCCGCCTGACGCCCCTCGAGTGCGAGCGTCTGATGGGATTCCCCGATGACCACACCCGCTGGACCGACGAAGGCAAAGAGCAGGCCGACACGCACCGGTACAAGCAATGTGGGAACGCTGTCGCCAGTCCGGTGGCCCGATGGGTGGGTCAACACGTCAGGAGGGTGCTGTGAACAGACCGAATAACGTCGCTGACGAAATTAGAGTGGTACCACGGGTGCAGACGTTGACCCCTGAACAGGAGCGTTTCGTGCAGAAAGCAATCGACATCATCTACTTCGGGTCGCTGTACCTAACCTGCGCGGCTCTCGTCCTGTGGTTCCTGCGACGCTGGTTCAAATGATCGAGTCGGGAGCCTGACCGGAGCCGAACCGGTCGCCGTCCGGCTCCACCAGGATGCTCGAGATCACGTCGACGGCAGTCACCTCGGCCACCGCATCGGTCAGACGCAACGTCTGACGCACCCAACGGTCCGTCGTATGCCCGAGCCACTTGGCAATGACCGGAACCGGGACACCGCGCTCATGCTGACGACGGACAGCCCAACGTCTCATGTCCTGCACGTTCAAGCGTCGTCCGACCGCGCGCGATGCCACCTCGCCCAGTTTGATTGTCGCCCATTCCGAGGTCACGGTGCCTGCGAGAGGCGTGTGCGAGGCATACACGGCCTGTAGACCGACGGTCAGCACCTCGAGACGGCCATCAACCGGTATCTCGCGCCTGTTTCCTTTACGGGAGCGCACCGTCACCAGCGTCTTACCTTCCCATGTTCGCACGTCCATGCCACGGACCCTGAGAGCCTCCTGACAGTCGCAGCCAGCCCACGCCACCATGCCCGCCAGCCATTCCCAGCGGGGGCCAAGCTCGGCAGCCTGAGCCATCACCAGCATCATGTCATCGTCCGACGGGATCGTGTCGGGGTTCAACTGCACCGAACGCTTCGGGAGACGGACCGAATGCAGGCCGTGCGACTTCAGAATACGGGCGTCTACCAGGGCATCGAACCATTTGGTGACGCCGCACACCCTCGAGGCCACGCTGGTGGGCGTGTAGTTCGCTGACATCCAATCCGCGAACCGTTGTGCGTTCTCGGCAGAGCAGTCGAGAGGATGTACGCCATGATCCGCGCACCATCGTTGCCAAGTCACGATGTCTTTTTTGTATCTCTTCCGGGTGTGGGTCGAAGCGTAGGAGCCTAGGAAGTTGGCTGTCACGGTGCGAATAGTCGGCATAAGTAATGTTTACCCTATCGTGAGTGGGGTTAGCGCAGCAATTTTTGGGACGAATGCCCGCTGTCCCCTTCCCACACCCAGAAATGGGGCGCGCGCGGGGGTCGGGACAGCAGAATGCCCCGCCCATCAGGGCGGGGCATCTGGTTAGGGTCGGGGTTACTGGTGGGCGTTGCCCAGAATGTAGGCCCATAGAACTGCGGCCAGTTCTCGGGCAGTATCGACGGGGGCCAACCCGAGAACGTGCCACCGACCGGCACCACCGACCCGCTGTAACCAGACAGACCAAGCGCGGGGGGCTGTCTGTCCATACCGCCATGCCCAGCCATCGGGGGGCGTTGGCAGTCGGCGGGTCAATATTGGCAGGCAGCCGGACCGACATACATGGTCTGTCCCCCATGTACCGGCGCACGGCGGGCAGTCGGTTCTTTCGATCATCGGGACCACCGCCAGACGGCGACGACCAGCACGACGGCGAGAACGATCCCGACGGGGTGGGGCCACGTCGTTACGGCTTCGCAGGTTCCGACATCGCAGGCGGTCGCCATCATTGCGCCACCGCCAGACCACGACGAACCCGCACGGCGACGGCCGAACCCAGACGACCAGTAGAGTCGGGGCGGGCCTTGCCACCGTGTAGCAAGAACGTAACGCCACGAACCGGCGCACCGGGCAGGCAGATTCCGCAGGCGTAGCAGGCTCCGACTCCCAGCGAACTAGGGCGGGCTGAACTCCGGCGGCCATCTCGACCGACAACGTGCGCCGACACCGTAACCCCGTCTGTCGTCCATTTGCCAGTAGCGGGGCAGGTGACGGGGCTGGGGGTCGGGGCGACGGCGTGAGCCTTGGCCCATAGGGCTACGGCGTGGGCGTTGTCGTCGGCCAGCATGGCCAACGGTAAGCCATACCGGGCACCTGCTCGGGCCATGCGGGCGACGTTCTCGAAGTCGGCCGACAGTAGGACGCGGGCGTTCTTCGGGACCGGTAGCAGGGCGCGAACCTTTACGGGGTCACGAGTGTATAACCAATGGTCCACCGTCGGGGTTTGTTCCATCGTCTCCCGGATTGCCCGCCCATACCAATGGGCGAACACGTCCCCGCCGGAATGCCACCGGAACACGGGCGTGACACCTTCGGCCAGTTGTAGGCGTTCGGACTGGCGCACTACGGCCACGAGGGCCGACGTAACTGCCCGACGACCCCCGCAGGCGTACAGGTGGCGCAGGGCTTCGAGATTGCCCACCGTCCCCCGCTGATAGTTGCCATACCTTTCTACGCTGGCGGCGTAGCAGTCGGTGCAGGCGGTTGTCGTGGCGTCGCATGATCCACCGTCGGCCAACGGGCCAACGGGCAACGGCCACGCATTAGGCACCAGCGCACGGGGTGAGCCTTTCGGGCCAATCTCCACGCTCGGCGCGGTCTTGGCGTCGTGGTGAAGCATCAACCGGAATACGTCACCGCATCGGCACGAAATACGGACACCGCCACCGCCGGACCGGTCTACGTTGGGCATGGGTCGGCGGCTCATGCGGTCACCTCCGTTTCATGCTCGGGGCATACGAGGGCATACGGGCGGGCATCTCCGAGAACGTCCCACGGGACGACGAGCGCCGTGCGGGGGTCAATCCATCGGGGGGCATCTCCGGCGAGATCGCAGGCGGGGCAGCGCACTAGGTCTACAGGCAATAATGGCGCGTCGCCACGGGTTAGGGTGCTTCGAGTGTAGGGCGTGGCCATGTAGGCGCGCCACCGTAGGCCGTCGGCAATTAGGTCAACAAGCGGTAGCCCGGTCTCGAGAACGTCGGCGGGTACTTTGTCCATCCACGCCATGTCTTCGGCGCGGTCGATCTGGTCTAGCGTTAGGGCTTCGGCATCAATTACGAGCGCATCACCGGCGGCCAATGTAGTCGGCGTGTCGGGGTCGTAGATTGTGAACCTTAGTTTGTTGGTAGTCATGGGCTCATCCTTTCGGTAGTGGCAATGCCCGCCCGCCGATAATTTCCGGGTGCGAACGTTCGCCGTCATCCCACCCCCAGCGTTTGCGGGCGTGGCCGCCAGCTCGGGGCTGGTCGGAGTGCCTGCCACCGGTGCGAGCCGGTGCTAGCCCACGCACGGGGCAGGCGGTGGGGGGTTACTGGCAGGTGATTCCGATCTCGGCGAGAGTGACTCGGACGGCTTGGGCGACCCCTTCGGGGGTGGGGGTGACGTTGCCCATGTGGACGGTGCGGATCTCGTTCCCGTTCGGGTACTCGTACACGGTGACGGTGATTGCTTCGGTGGTGCTGTCGGGGGTCTGTGCGCTTTCGGAGTCGGTGACGAGCACGTCCACCTTTCGATCACCGATGAATCCGAACAGGGGTGCGAGGGCTGAACAGTTGCCTCCGGTGCTGTTGGCTTCCCATGCGCCACCTACCAACTTTTCCAGGTGGCTGGCAGTCAGGTCTGCGAAGAGATCGGCCACGATCACGGGCGCACCCTCGGGGGCTTGCCAGTCGGTGACGAACACGGTCAGGGATTGCCACTCGGGGCATTGGTGGATGAGTACGTTGTAGGCGTTGGCCGCAAATTCTTCGGCTTGCTGTTCGGTGGGAAATTCGGCGAGGTAGTGGGACTCGGCTCGGGTCGGGGATTCGACGTCGGCGCAGTCTGCGCCGTAGGCGTTCCATACGGTGAACATGGGTTGGGTTCCTTTCGGGTTGGGCGGTATTGCCATGGATCGGAGTTTACCCCTTCCATGTTGCGAAAGTGTTACAAACCGCGAAATGTATGAAGATTCACCTGGACGCATGATCATGCGCCGCCCCTGTCGGGATGTACGCCGGTGACCCGAGACCCTGAGCCGGTACGGCGAGAGGGTGACCGACGCAGTCGGCATCCCTTGCCACTCGATGCCCCTACCCCAGCCCGACCCCATGACCTACCTGCCTGCCACCAGCCGTGGACGTTCACCCGTCGCCATGCCCCACCCCTACCAGCGACGATGACCAGCCCACCCCACCCCCGGTGCCTACCCACGGGGGGACCCCACCCCCCCTCTACTACTACATTCTCCCGTATTTTTTGACCCCCCCTAACCGGGGTGTGGGTAGCCGTGCTTTGCGGCTCGAGGTCTGCTTGTGCGTTTGTGTCTGTTTGTTGCGGTTTGGTTACGATTGTTACGATTGCATGGCTGCATTTTCATGCAGGTTTGTTGTGCTTTGCGCTGAGAGCCTCCCGCCTCGCTTCGCTCGTTGGGTCGACGCTTCGGCTTCGTTCCTCAGCCTCGCGTCCTCTTCCTGCGTGACAGAGCTGGCGGTGTTCCTTCCCCCACAATTCGGGCTAGTAGCCTCAGGGTGCCGGTCTAGTTTGTTCGGTGGACAACCTTCGTCTTTACGTTAGAGAACGCTGCTCCCTCGTGTCGATGCATGAGGGTCTACCCACGTTTCCGTGTGTCACCACAGCCGGGTGCAGATTCCGGCCAGGTCATGCTTGCTCGAGAGCAGGGTTTGCGGTTGTGGCGTTGAGAGTAGCAGAGCCGTGTCGGAGAGTTGCACCATTCTTCGTAACAGTTGTGTTACGGTGAGGTTCTCTGCGGATACGGAGGTTCAGGGGTGAGTGTTGTTGATGATTTGATGGGTACGGTCGTCCGACTGGGGAACGACCAGTTGGTGGCGCAAGCCCGGTTCGCGCTCGAGTCTCAAGGCGTGTTCTTGACACCCAAAGAATGCAAGGTGGCGTTCCTGGCTGCGGCGCACACTTTGGAGCTTGCCGAGCGTTCCTATGATGTGGGGACGTTGACCGCCGGTGAAATGGTGGCCTGTCAGGCTGTCGCATCGCTGTCCATGCAAGTGTGGGCCACGTTGCACGACATCATTGACGGCAAGATTGTTTTATGACCACACGCAAAGTGTCCGATTCGGCTCGAGAGATCGCTGACGGCATCAAAGGTCGACGCCCAAGCCAGGCGATCCCGGTGCATCGGGTTGTTGACGACCTGTCAACAGTCGAAATTGAGGTGGCCGGAGAGAAACAGCAGGTTGCTCGCACCCGTCGGGCCGCCGATTTGGATGAGGCTCGCGTCAAAAAGACGTTGGATCGGGAAGAACAGAAGAAACGTGCCGCCCAGTTGAAGGCTTTGGGCGAGGAAATGCTCGCTTCAGGGGTTGCCTCGAGGGAAATCCTCCCCAAAATCGCCCAGGGGATCATCGTTGACCTCGGATTGAGGCTCGCTGGCGGTGAATGGGAGATCAAAACCGCTGAAGAAGCGACCAAAGTGGCCAAGATTTGGTATGACATCCTGCGTTTGGAGTCCGGTCAGGCGACATCCATCCAAGAACAGCGCACCGGAAGCCCCGAAGACCGTCTGATGCGTCTCGAAGAGCTGAAACTAGAGGCGAAACGGCGTGTCGAGGCCGGTTTGCGCGCGATTGGGGACGGCGCATGAGCGGGTTTACACACGAACGCCCCATTCAGGGCGCAAAAGACGAATGGCTGACTCCGAAATGGCTGACAGACCTACTCGGCCCCTTTGATCTAGACCCGTGCGCCCCATGTGAGCCACCGTGGCAGACTGCTACACACAAACTGTGCATCTGCGATGATGGTTTGTCGACACCGTGGGATCCGTCGGCGTTTGTTTGGTGCAACCCACCATACGGCAAGCAAACATTCACCTGGTTGGACAAACTGGCTGCGCACCCCGGCGGTGGTATCGCACTCATCTTCGCCCGCACGGACACCAAGGGCTTCCACCGGTCGGTGTTCAACCGTGCCGACGCAATCCTGTTCTTGGCTGGGCGCATCAAGTTCCACCATGTTGATGGCACACAGGCAAACAACGCGTCTGCACCGTCATGCCTCGTTGCATATGGCGAGAAAGCTTCATGGAGGCTGTGGGAACAGCAGCATCTGGGTCGGGTGGTTGGGTAATGAACCTCCTATCTGACGACGAGTTCGTTCAACTCACACCCGCCGAACAGGACGAATATTTGCGCCTTCTCGAGGCCGATATGTCGGCGTGGAGGCTGACCGGCAACATTCGGCAGGAACGGGCGCACATCTTGGTCGGCAAAACCGACTGGTTGCTGTATGGCGGTGCTGCTGGTGGAGGCAAATCCGAGTTGCTCGCCTACCACGCCCACGAACTGTCCACGAAATACCCTGGTCACCGCACCCTGCTGATCCGAACCGCGCTCCCCGAACTGCGCCGGTCGCTGATTATCCGCTCTCAGGTGCGGTACGCCCAACTAGACGTATCCGCTCAGTTGCGCTCCATTGACAACGTGAAAGCATGGTGGTACGAGAACGGGTCGGTGATCGAGTACGGATTCTGCGCTCGAGACGAGGATGTCGGCCAGTACATGAGTGCCGAGTACGACTTCATCGGCTTCGACGAGGCAACCCAGTTCACCCCGTATCAGATGCTGATGATCTCAGGCCGTCTGCGAACCTCCAAGCGGATGGCGAACCAGGGTGTGAGAACCCACGTTCTGTTCGCCACCAACCCTGGCGACCGTGGCCACACGTTCCTGTACCGGATGCTGGTGCAACCCACCCAACATGGCCGGTTTGCGGTCGTCTACGACGTGCGTGAAGGCTTCGAGAACCCTGACATTGTGCGCCGCGTCGAACTGCCCGACGACAACGAAGAGCTGGCCCGCCTCGAGATCCCGCACGACCCGAACGACCATCTGGTGGTGGCTTTCGTGCCGTCAACGGTGGACGACAACCCGCACATCGACCCCACCTACCGTAAACACCTGTCAATGCTCCCCGAAACGGAACGCAAACAGAAACTGTTGGGTGACTGGGACACGTTCACCGGCCAGTATTTCACCGAGTTCCGGCGTGACCTGCACGTCGTGGAACCGTTCGAGATACCCGAAGAATGGCCCCGATACCGTGGAATCGACTTCGGTACAGCGAACCCTTATTGCTGTCTGTGGGGTGCATGGGATCCTGCCACAGGGGTGTGCTACGTCTATCGGGAGGCATACCAGCGAAACCTGACTGTCGCCCAGCAAGCGGCCCAAGTCAAAGAGATGTCCAAGACAGCCAACGGTCGCCCCGAGTCCGTGATCGCCACCGCCATTGACCCGTCCACCTACAGCAACACGTCTGGCATGGGAACGACCGTCGCCGGTGTGTACAACAGTCTCGGTGTTCACGTCACCCGCGCCAAGAACGCCCGAGTGTCCGGCTGGCAGAACGTGCGACGCTACCTGCAACCGTCGCCGGTCACCGGACAACCGAAACTGCAGGTGTTCAAAACGTGCGAAAACCTTGTTCGCACACTTCCGGCGATGCGCCACGCTAAGGTGCAAGTTGAGGACATTGACACCGACGACGAAGACCATGCGGTGGACGCACTCCGCTATCTTCTCGCCTGCCGTCCTTACACGGAGATATCGCGTCGAAAGACACAAACTCTGCCCGGTGCCGAAGGTAAGGTGCAGAAGTTCATTGAACGGCTGGACAAAACAGCCAAGAAACGGAGATGGTGAATGAGGCTCGTCGACAACTACAACTATCTGCCTGGTTGCTGTTGGGTGTGCCGAGGTGTGGCAAAGCCGATCATCGACATGGAACAGGATCTGGACGGACACAACAGTCCCGAAGACCCGAACCCGTCTGCGATCACCCGTCTGTACATTTGCGCCGACTGCGCTATCGAGATTGGCCGGATGTGCGCCCCCTCACGGGGACTCGAGTTGACGCGAGACGGTGCGGTCGACACCGCCGACAAGATCATCGGTGAACTCATTCTCCGAGCCGAAGACGCCGAAGCACGTCTGGCCGCCATTGCGAGTGCCGTCGATGGTGTACAGTTTGGTTCTACAGAGAAGGCAGGCTCTGTACCTCCGACCGACGGGGGCGATCCTGCGCCGGATGACGCACCATCCGAGCCGGGTTCACCCCTCTCCCGCAAGCGCGGTCGCCCTCGTCGGGAGGAAACCCCTGCCATTGACACCGA